GATGAATACAAAGACTTTCTTAATGAACACACTGCTTGGTATAGACCAAGTAATCCTGAAAAGGTTTTATTGTGGCAACAACAGATTGAAGTTAGAGTTGGTAACAGAAAGACTACCAAAGGTTTAAAATCTAAGATACAAGGTGCCTCATTTGAGAAGAGTGCAACAACAGGTGTTGGTGGTCCTACAACTTACTTCTTTCATGAAGAGGCTGGTATTGCTCCTAAAATGATGGAGACATATGAATACTTAAGACCGGCCATGTCATCTGGTATGGTTACTACAGGTATGTTTATTGCAGCAGGATCTGTGGGTGATTTGGAACAGTGTAATCCTTTGAAGGAAATGGTTTTAAATCCTACCAATAATGACATCTATGCTGTAGAAACTGATTTGATTGATGCTGATGGAACAATAGGCTTAGCTGGATTATTTATTCCAGAACAATGGTCCATGCCCCCATACATTGATGATTATGGAAACTCATTGGTAGAAGAAGCTTTAAAAGCTATTAATGCTGAAAGAGAAAAGTGGAAAACTGAATTAAATCCAGAGCAATATCAATTACGTATTTCTCAAAAGCCTACTAATATTGCAGAAGCATTTGCTTATAGAAAGGAGTCTATATTTCCTCAGGGTATTATTTCCAAGCAACTTAAAAAGATTGAGGATAAAGAATACTCTTTTGAACACATTGAGTTAGATAGAACAGCTGATGGTGTTGAGGCAAAGAGAAGTAACAAACTTCCTATCTCACAATTTCCGGTAGATAAGAAGATGCAAGATAAATCTGGTGTACTTGTTGTTTGGGAAAGACCTGTAAAAAATCCTTCATTTGGAATGTATTATGCATCTGTTGACCCCGTGTCTGAAGGTAAAACAACTACATCTGATTCATTGTGTAGTATTTTTGTTTACAAGAGTGCTGTTGAAGTAACAAGAGAAACTCCAGATGGATATGAATCCTTTATAGAAAAGGATAAAATTGTAGCTGCTTGGTGTGGTAGATATGATGATGTCAATAAGACTCACGAGCAGCTGGAAAAAATTATTGAATGGTACAATGCCTGGACTGTTGTTGAAAACAACATTTCTCTTTTCATTCAGTACATGATATCTAGAAGAAAACAAAGATATCTTGTACCAAAGCAGCAGATCCTATTCCTAAAAGACCTGGGATCAAATGCTACAGTATATCAAGAATATGGATGGAAGAATACAGGTGTGTTATTTAAAAGCCATTTGATCTCCTATGCCATTGAGTTCCTAAGAGAAGAGATTGATACAGAACTAGATAACCATGGTAATATTCTAAGTACTACATTGGGAATAGAAAGAATTCCTGATCCAATGTTATTAAAAGAAATGCTTGCTTATCAACCTGGAGTCAACGTTGACCGTTTGGTAGCCTTTTCTGCTTTGGTGGCATTTGCCAAAATACAGCAGTCAAATAGGGGTTTTACCAAAAGAAAAGAAGAAGATGCAACAAAGAATTTGCAAAATCAAAATAATTTGTATAAATTAAAGTATAGTCCGTTTAAAAACTTGGGACGTAATAAGCCTATGAATTCAAGTAAACCCGGAAGATCTGCTTTTAAAAACTTTAAATAATGAAGGTATATAACGCATTGGATTTAAAGAAAGGTGCAAAGGGAGAGGGGTATCCAACTACTGCCAGCCTTACCCAACCTATTCAGTTCCTGTCTTCTAAAGACAAGGATGATGATTGGGCGGCTTGGAATATTGACTGGTTAGAACTTCAGGGAATGGAGTTTTTGAGATTGAATGCTAGAAAGCTTTTAAAGAATTACAAGCTTGCTAAAGGTATTATTGATAAGACAGACTATATTGTAGCAGATGATAATGACTATGCACAAGTTATTGATGTTCTAACCAAAGAAGATCAATCTGCTTTAGAATTAAAATTTTATCCCATTATTCCCAACGTTGTAAATGTACTATGTGGGGAATTCTCTAAAAGATATAACAAGATTCAGTTCAGAGCCGTTGATGATTTATCATACAATGAAATGCTTGAGCAGAAAAGAATCCAAGTAGAGCAGAATTTGCTTGCTGATGCTGAGGCAAAACTAGTTGCTAGAATGATTGAGATGGGTATGGATCCCAACAGTCCTGAAGCACAGCAACAAATGGATCCTCAAAATATTAAATCTTTACCTGAGATTGAAGACTTCTTTAGAAAGGATTATAGATCTTTAGTAGAAGAGTGGGCCGCTCATCAGTATAATGTGGATGAGGAAAGATTCAAAATGGCAGAACTTGAAGAAAGAGGTTTCCGTGATATGCTTATTACAGACCGTGAGTTCTGGCATTTCAGAATGTTAGAGGATGATTATGAAGTAGAATTATGGAATCCTGTATTAACATTCTATCATAAGTCTCCAGATTCAAGATATATATCAGAAGGTAATTTTGTTGGTAAGCTTGACTTAATGACTGTTTCTGATGTAATAGACAAGTATGGTTATTTAATGACTGAAGAACAACTTCACTCATTGCAAAATATATATCCGGCTAAATCTTCTCTATATCAAGTTAGTGGTTATCAGAATGATGGTACCTACTATGATCCAAGCAGATCACATGAGTGGAATACTAATATGCCCGGATTAGATTACAGAAGATTTGTAAGTAACTGGTCTAATGATCCGGCAAGAGGCGGTGATATAGTAAGTGCTATTCTAAGTGAGAGTGATGATGTATTAAACTGGGGTCAGGGTTACTTGATGAGAGTTTGTACAGTTTATTGGAAAACTCAAAGAAAAGTTGGTCACTTAACTAAAATTACTGCAGAAGGTGAAATGATTCAAGAGATCATTGATGAGACCTTTAAAGTAACTGAAAAACCAATTTATGATACGTCAGTATTTAAAAACAAAACAAAGGAAAATCTCCTACAAGGTGAACACATTGATTGGATTTGGATTAATGAGGTTTGGGGTGGAGTTAAGGTTGGTCCAAACTTACCTGCTTTCTGGAGATCAAACATTAGTAATAATATTAATCCCATTTATGTAGGTATTAATAGAACCAAGCCTGGAAGAATCCCATTCCAATTTAAAGGAAGTCAAACATTATATGGTTGTAAACTACCAGTAGAAGGAAGAGTATTCTCAGATAGAAATACTAAGTCTACTTCTTTAGTGGATTTAATGAAGGCTTATCAAGTTGGGTACAATATGGTTAACAACCAAATTGCAGACATCTTGGTAGATGAGTTGGGTACTGTGATTATGTTTGATCAGAACGCATTGCCTAGACATTCTATGGGTGAAGATTGGGGTAAAGGAAATTATGCCAAAGCTTATGTGGCAATGAAGGATTTCCAGATGCTTCCTTTAGATACATCAATCACAAATACAGAGAATGCTACTAATTTCAATCATTATCAAGTTCTTAACATGGAACAGACTAATAGATTGATGAGTAGAATTAATCTGGCTAATTACTTTAAACAACAAGCCTTTGATGCTATTGGTGTAAATCCTCAGAGATTGGGTGCTCCAATGGGACAAGAAACTGCAACCGGGGTTACGCAAGCATTAAATCAGTCATATGCTCAGACAGAGATTTACTTTAATCAACACTCTGACTATTTAATGCCTAGAGTACATCAAATGAGAACTGATTTGGCTCAGTTCTATCAAAGCAGAAACCCAAGTGTAAGATTATCTTATATCACTACTGAAGCAGAAAAGGTTAACTTTACTATTAACGGTACTGATCTCTTACTAAGAGATTTTAATATTTTTGCTACAACTAAAACTAACCATAGAGCAATTCTTGATCAATTAAAGCAATTGGCTCTTACAAATAATACTACTGGTGCGTCAATCTTTGATCTTGGAAATATTGTTAAAGCTGATTCAATTGCTGAAATCACCGATATCCTCAAGAGTGCGGAGCAGAAGCAAATGGCTATGAGAGAGCAAGAAATGCAAACTCAAAGACAAATGCAAGAACAAGCTCTTCAAGCTAAAGCTCAAGAAGAACAAATGAAACTTCAATTTGAAGCTCAGGAAAATGAGAAAGACAGACAAAATGAACTTCTTGTTGCTGAGATCAGAGCTGCGGGCTATGGATCTGCTGTTGATATTAATCAAAACATGATGTCTGATTATAAGGATGCCATGAATGATATCAAACAAACTACGCAATATCAAGAGCAAATGAATCTTAAACGTGAGCAAAATGCTATGACAAATAGCATGACTCAAAGAAAGCTTGATGTTGAAAGAGACAGACTAGCAACGCAAAGAGAGATTGCAAATACTCAACTTGAGATAGCAAGAGAGAATAAGAATAAGTATGACCAAAAGGGTGGATCAGATAAGAAACAAAAATAATATTTGATTTATTGGAAAAAATATTTTTAATGATAGCTATATACTGCAGAAAATGTATGGGTATCACAAAATATTATAGGTTTAACTAAAATATTCTTTCTATATTGTATATATAAAACCAACAAAACAAACAATATGAATACACAGTCAGTAGAAACAAAGGTGGAAAAGGTTGACATTAACCTTGATGAACTGTTTGAAGGAGCAGCTTCAGCAAGTAGTGTTACTATTCCATCTGATGAAAAGAAAAAAACTGAACCTAAAACGGTCAATATTTTTTCAAAAGAAAAACCTGTGGACTTTTCTTTTACAGAACCTGATTCTGATGATGATTCAGAAGAGGATGATGACAGCAGTGATGATGCTGCAAAACCAGCGGCAAAACCTTCAACACAAGAAACTTCAGATTTATTGGATTCATTTGGTGAAGAAGATGAAGATGAACAGAAGATTGAAACTAGAGGTAGAAAAAAGATTGAGGGAATTGCAGATGTATTTCAGAAGCTTATCAAAGAAGATAAGATTGTTCCTTTTGAAGATGAGAAATCTTTAGAAGAATATACTGCAAAAGATTGGGAGGAATTGATTGAAGCTAACTTAGAAGAAAGAGCTAATCAAGTAAGAAGAGAAACTCCTAAACAATTCTTTGATGCATTACCTCAAGAACTTCAAATTGCAGCACGTTATGTAGCTAACGGAGGAACTGATCTTAAGAGTCTTTTTGCAACTTTGGCACAAGCTGAAGAAACAAGAGATCTTGATATCAAAAATGAAAGAGATCAGGAGCTTATTATCCGTGATTATCTTAAAGCTACAGGTTACGGATCTGCAGAAGAGATTGAAGAAGAGATTGAGATCTGGAAAGATCTTGGTAAACTAGAAGCTCAGGCATCTAAGTTTAAACCGAAATTGGATAAGATGCAAGAGCAAATTGTTGCTAGAAAGCTTGAAGAACAAGAAATGAGAAGAAAGCAACAAGAACAAGCATCTCAACAATACATGCAAAATGTATATGAAACACTTAAAGATGGTACATTGGGTGATGTAAAGATTGATAGAAAGACACAAAACATGTTATATAATGGTCTTGTTCAACCTAACTATCCTTCTGTAAGTGGAAGAAATACAAACTTACTTGGACACTTGTTGGAAAAGTATCAGTTTGTAGAACCAAATTATACATTGATTTCTGAAGCTCTCTGGTTGCTTTCTGATCCTGATGGATACAAAGCACGTATTATGGAGAAGGGTTCTCAGAAAGCTGTGGAGTCTACAGTTAGAAAACTGAAGACAGAACAAGCAAATAGTGGTGGAAGTTCTCTTGGCGTAGATAAAGTTGAGGAATCTGAAAGAACTATTGGCAGCAAAAGAAAAATACAAAGACCTAATAATATATTTAAACGCTTTTAACAACAACAATTAACAATTAACAATTAACAACTAAACACAATCAATTATGGCAACTCCTGTTTTAAACAATGGAATTTTCCTGAGAGACACTAGCTACAAAGCAAGTTCTCACGTAGATTCTTATCACCTGACTCAAATGTTGGGTAGTGCTGAACCCATGGATATGGGTCCAGTGGACTTGTGGGCTATGACTCAAAAAGTTGAAATGCCCCTTTATCAAATGGCTTCTTTTGGTGGTAAGAATACCATCATGGTTGACAATGCACGTGGAGAGTACAAATGGCAAACGCCTATTGCTCAAGACCTTCCTTTTGTAGTTGTGGATCTTGATCCTCAAAACTCTAGCAAAGGTATTGATGGTACTACTTTCACTATCAAATTGTCTAAGAGAGCTTTTGGTCATGGTGATATCATCACTTATGACAAGTACAACGGTTTAGAATTGTACATTACTGCATCTGATATCATTCCTGCTGGTGATGGTTTCATTTACACTGTACAGTTGGTAAACAACAACAATGCTGCAAGTCTTGATAACAAGTATCTTGCTCCTGGAACTAAATTCTTCCGTAAAGGTTCTGCCCGTGGTGAGTACGGTGAAAGATTCTCTGACATGGAGACTGGTTCTGGATTCCGTGAGTTCTACAACTACGTTGGTGGTGCTGAAGCTCACGTACACTACAGTGTATCAAGCCGCGCTGACTTGATGATGAAAGGTGGCATGCAAGCTGACGGTAGCGTACCTGTAACTGAAATCTGGCGTTCATTCGATAAGAATATTGATCCTTCAATCACTTCTATCGATGCTATGGTTGCTAAGATGGGTAAAGACTACATCAAGCGTGCTTACGAAAGCGGTACTTTGTCTCGTTCTTTCGTTACCAATTTGGAAGCAGCTCACTTGACTAAAATTGCAACAGACATCGAAACCTACTTGATGTGGGGACAAGGTGGTCGCGTTAAGCAAGATGGTCCGGATGATATCCGTTTGTCAGTAGGTCTTTGGAAGCAGTTGGATAACTCTTTCAAGCGTATCTACAACAAAGGTTCTTTCAACCTTGAGCTTTTCCGTAGCGAAATCTTCAACTTCTACAATGGTAAAGTTGAATTCAAAGGACCAGATCCTAAGCGTCAGATCATCGTACAGACTGGTATGGCTGGTATGAAGATGGTGAATGAAGCTATCAAGAAAGAAGCAATGGGTGCAGGTCTTGTGGTACAAGCTGCTGATATCGGTGCAATCACCGGTCAGGGAATGGATCTGAATTTCGGATTCGCATTCACTAGCTACACAATTCCTTTCTTGGCAAACGTTAAGTTTGTATTGAACCCTGCTTTTGATAACGTTCACACTAACGATATTGAAAACCCAATCATTGATGGTTTCCCTCTATCTAGCTACAACTTTATCGTATTCGATATCACTGATAACACTAACGACAATATCTTCTTGTTGAAGTTGCAGTGGGATAACGAATTGAAGTGGTTCTATCAGAACGGAACTATGGACTACATGGGACGTACTCAAGGTTTCTCTTCTAGCGGAAACTTTAACGGATACCGTGTGTTCATGACTCAAACGATGCCTGCTTTGTGGGTAAAAGACCCGACCAAAGTATTGAAGATCGTTATGAGAAACCCGATCACTGGTGGTTCTTTCTAAGAATAACCTATAACAAATCTGGGGGTAACCATTCCCCCAGTTTTTGTTTTTTACAATCTTCCACCTCCTCGATGTCGGTTAAATCCGACAACTCACCTGGGGCAACCCAGGTTCCTTCTGAGATGTAACAACCTTGTCGTGGTTCAGAAGCTTAAACTAATAGTTGCAAAAACATAAACCAACAAAAACCAAGTATGGAAACAATGATTGAGAAACACAATTCTCTAAAGAGAAGTAGCACAATTGCTATTCGACCTTATGTAGACAATGGCTCATCAAACATGGGTCTTGAGCGTTACAGCATGTCACTGTTTGAAGGAGTATTTCATGAAGAACAGTTAGCATGTTTAGAAAATAACGGTATTAAACGTTATGTAACAGGTCTAAATGAATTTGCTCCGGAACTAAAGAGATTGGATGAAGATGAACGAAACGCTGCAATTCGTGAAATTAGAAGAATTGTTAGCAGTCTTGAAAAAGAGCTTGCTTCAAATGAAGTAGATCCAGATGACAAAGAGTTGTGGAACAAGGTAAAACTTCTAAAGCCAACTAATGATGAATTCTGGAGTAGAATTGTACTTCGTTGTGGTAATGAACCTGTCTTTTTAGATCCTCAAAAAGACGCATATGACCTAATTAAGTTGCGCGCGATTGAGGCTGGTGGTTTTTCAATTATTGCTAAAAGTCTTGAAGATGCTCGTAGTCGAGCTGTTCCTCCTAAGTTTTACTTAGATAAGTACGAAGAGACTGCAGCTATTAAGACAGAAGTTAAAAAGCTTAGAAACAAAGCGCTTGCTGAACTTCAAAAGCTTTATGACAAGAACGCAAATAAGCTGTTCTATGTATGTAAAGTTGTAGATGCAAGTTCTACTCAATATCGTAAGAGTACGCCTATTGATGTGATGTATGACAATATGGATAAATACATTAATGGTGAATCTGTAGATAGAGATAAACGTAAAACAGCAGAACGCTTCTTAGAAATCTGCAGTTTAGATATGGAAACATTAAAACTGCGTTCTATTGTCAAAGATGGGACATTCTATAAGCTTCTTGCAACTAGAGCAGATGGTTATATCTATCATATGAGCAGTAGCACAATGTTGGGTAAAAATCCTTCTGAAATTGTAGAGTATCTCAAGAATCCTTTGAATGAGGAAATCCTTGCGGACCTTACAAGAACTGTAGAAAAATATTGGAATAGTTAAATACTGAAGAGTAAATGAACAACAACCTGTTACAAATCAAGTTTAAGGAGCGGTTAAATAAACTAGCTTCTCTTGATTACGACAACTTGGAATGCTGGCAGATTGTTGAAGCTTTCAACAAAGCTCAGCTAGAATGGGTACGCAGACAAGTTGCTGGTAGTAACATTCGCAAACAAGGTGATGAAGCATCAAAAATTATGATTGATGATTTACAAATCCTTGTAAGTGAAGCGGTTCTTACCGGTTCAGATTATGATACATATTTTGAAACTGATAAGTTACCTGCAAACTACTTGTATTTTAAGCGTATGACAGCTATTGCTAAAGACAAGTGCTGTCCTTCAAGACCCGTTGTTGTTTATTTAGCTGAAGTTGGAGATGTCGATAACCTTCTTTATGACGCATTTAGAAAGCCGTCTTTTGAATGGGGTGAGACATTTTGTACGATGGGAAACAATCGTTGCAGAGTGTATACTAGCGAGACATTTGATATCGAAAAAGCAACTCTGACATACTACAGACTACCACGTCCTATTAATTTTGATGGATGTGTTAACATATCAACTGGTGCAGTTGGTACTAATGTAGAATCAGAGTTTAAAGATGATATTGTCGAAATCATTATTGATGAGGCAGTTGCAATTCTTGCAGGAGATATTGAAAACTTCAGTCAGTTTCAGAGAAATAAATCAAACGCACAAGCTAATTCATAATGTTACAAAGAACCATCAAACGTCCCTCTAGCACTCATGGTGAATTTTTGGGTAGCTTATTTGGTTTGAGAGATCAGATTCATTTGATTCATCTTTCAACAAGAAGCTATTCTGAACACAAAGCTCTTGATGAGTTTTATTCCGGGCTGCTAGATTTGATTGACAGCTTAGCAGAAGGTATTCAAGGTATTCACGGATTACAAGAAATATCTATACCTGCATCCTCTCAATCAACAGATTCTGTAGAAATTTTAACTGAATTCTACAAAATATTGGAAGAAAAACGTATATTATATAGTGAGGGATGGGTGCAAAATCAGATTGATGAAATAGCTCAATTGATTGCGCAAACACTCTACAAACTAAAGTTTTTAAAATAATCTTTTAACCCTAAATCTTTTAAAAAATGGCTTACTTTCCCCATGCATTCCAAAAGGTACTGGTTGGTACTAATGGATTGAAAAGTTCGAGCACTTCCGAGCACGTTGTGACTTTGGAATCTCACCCTGGTAAAGTGTCTGTTGTAGACGCTAAAACCAATGCTATTCAGGATCTTACTGCAGCTCCTGCTACAAAATTGTTTTACCTTGCTCAAGGTAGCTTCCACGCATCGGACAAAATTGGTCCTTTCCATGGTGGTTACAAAGAGTCTGTAAAGACAAAAGGTATTAACCCTAAATTTGTTAGCAAGTTCTACTATGTAGCTCCTGCTGCTCCTGTTAATCAAATCATCACTGTTGGTGAGAATGATTACTGCACTATTCCTTGCGAAAAGACTGTACGTCTTCGTTTGGATGTAAAAGGTTCACCCGCTCTTCGTTTCTTGACTCACAATGTCTACAAGACTTTGGATAGCTACACTGGTTGTTGCGATTCATCAAACACTCCTGTAGGTGTTGAGAAAGTATTTGAAGCTTGGGCTGCTGAGATTGCTGGAGATCCTATCTTGAGCAAGTTTATCTCTGCTGCTGTATTGTACATCACTAAGAATGCTCAAGGTGTTGTAACAGGAACTTCTACTACTAAAACTTCTGCTTGGATTGCACTTCCTGCTGCTGAAAAGGCTGCTAAATTGCAATTGACTGGTGCTTATGTAGATACCAAATTTGGTAACTGCTCTTTCTCTCCAATGGATCATGTAGAACTTGAACCAATTCAAATCTACGCTTCTGCTTTGGAAGATAATGGTGATCCTTGCGCTAGTAACTGCTTCTCAGTAGCTCAAGTACAAGCTGCTGCACAAGGTAAAGGTTTTGGTGAGACTGTTCTTCGTGAGCTTATCCTTAGCAAGCGTTATGAGCAAGAGCCTTTCCAAACTGATGCTCGTTTGCGTGAAGTATTGGATGATACCACTTTGGGTAGCATCAGCCGTACTGCATCTTATGGTGCTTACTACATCCTTCACAGTGTACCTCGTTCTAGCAACCCTAGCGGTATGATGGATGCTGATCAGTATTTGATTAAAGTGGTTGTTACCGCTCCTGATGCTGATTTCGAAACATTCATTGACGCAGCTCTTGCTGCTGCTGGTAACAGTGTTGCTCTAGAGACACTCTAAGGTAAACATATAACCTAAGCAAAAGGGAGAGCGAGAGCAAAAAACTCTCCTCTCCTTTTTTGCTTTATGGAGACTTTTTTGTAAATTTTATTGTAGAGGTACATGTCATGGCAATCAAACATTATTTAGCATTAGATATTCCAGATACTGCAGTTCCAACCGTACTGCGCATTGTTGATGCGTCTGTATACGGACAGGGATTGCCTGTTGAATGTCCTCGTTTAGATATATATCTTCCAGGATTTCAGGAACCTGTATTTATTTCAGAAGGACTTACACCTGGATTTTCAAAAAATATTAGCGGAATAGACTTGGGTCTACAACATCCGCAGTCCGAAACGTTGATCGGTTTACCCGACGGACTTTACAAAATCAGATATTCTATAAGTCCTAATGAAAAAGTATTTGTAGAATATTATCATTTGAGAACTACAAAGATCATGAATGCTTATGCTGCAGAACTTTGTAGACTTCAGTTAGAAAAATGTGAGCCTACAGCAGAGCTTCATAAAAAATTACATGATCTAAGATATATTAAATTATATCTGGATGGTGCTAAAGCTAAAGCAGAGCAGTGTCATGCACCTGCTCAAGCTATTGATATGATGACTTATGCTGAAAAGCTTTTAAGCAAATATCATAGTGGATGCTGCATTTCATGTGGTACTCCATATACAAGAAGTTGTAATTGTCACTAAAACCAAAGAATATGAGTAACAACACTTGTGCTAATTGTGGAACAAACATTACTTGTGGATGCCAAGTCAAAACAGCATCTGACGGAACAAAATGTTGCTCTCAGTGTCTTGCGCAGTATGAAGAATCTTTAAAGAAAAAATGAGCGAAGTACAAGAACATATCAACGGATTATTTGCTGACGCTGTTTATAAAGCGTTCAAAGCAAAACGTTATGGTATAAAGTCTTGTCCTAAACCATTGGAGATTGATCATCTAGCAGACATTCGAGAAGTCTACAAACGTGTAACAGAACTCGACAGAAACGAAATGAAGCTTGCGACTTCTTGTTGCACGTTAAACAAAATTACAGAGCATATAAAGACACTATAAGGATGAAACCTGTAAAGAACAATACAACCCCCGGATGCTCAGCTGTATCATCACAATGTGTGATATGGCAGGGTCCGGATATCCCTTGCATCAATCTTTGCAAAGGTGATACAATCGATGATGTAGTTTATAAGCTTGCTACGATTCTTTGTGAATCTACAAGCGGTGTAATTGATATTACTACATTAGATTTTAAATGTTTAGTTGAACAGTATCAATCTGATCCACAGACACTTATCCAACTTTTACAACTTCTCATTGATAAAGTATGTTCTTTAGAAGATCTTATCGGTGGAGGTAACGGAGGTGGGACTGGTTCTGTGAATGTACAGCTTCCTCCTTGTCTTCGTTATACTAACAACGATGGTGACTTTATCGAATACTTAGAGCATACTGCATATAGCAGAAAACTTGCTGCAGAAATATGTACGCTTATTGGAAACATTGCTTCTCATAATACACGTATTACAAATCTTGAAACGCGTGTAACAACACTGGAGAATACTTCAGGCGGTGGAGGATCGACTTCTATTACAGTAACTCCTCAGTGTACTGGTACTCCAGGAACTCCTACAACAATACAAAATGCTTTTTTGAATTTAGAAGACGAGTTTTGTGATTTAAGAACTGCAACAGGTACAACTTCACAAATTCTTCAGGCACTTGCAAAACAGTGTAATAATCTTGGAAGTCAGTTTCAATTGTCTGGTAATGGTGTAGCTGTAATGTCGCAACTACCAGGTTGGGTTAATAATCCAACATCTGTTGCTGATACTATAAATAACATTTGGTTGACTTTGTGTGATATTAGAGATAGAGTTGATGATCTTGGTGTAGTAACATCTATTAAGTGTACTGATCTTATTATTGACTTCTTACTTACAGTTAACCAGCAAAGAACCAGTGCTTCACTTACTTTTGCAGGACTATCAACAGTACCAAGTGGTTTAACAGAGCAGTTAGGTACAAAAGTTAGAATTTCTTGGAATAACGGTGCAAACTTTGTAGATGTTCCATTTGCCTTAGGAAACTTTACATCTGCTGATGGTGGTCCGTTTGAAATTAATCTTGCATCACTAACTCCAGATGTTCCTACTGATAAAGACTTAACATTTACTGTTACAACGACTTATACTGGTTCAGGTTTAACATGTTCTAAAACAGCTGTTAAAACATCAACTTTTACTTGTAATAAACCTGCAGTTGGAACAGTCACATTAGTACAAGCTACAGCAAGTACTTTAGAAGTGGTTTGGGCAGAACCTACAACAGGAACTACACCGGTTACATCTTATACTGTAACTCTAAAAAATAACTCTGGAACAATCACTTATC